TTCTCTACGTAACAAAAGACGGAAACGATACAAACACAGGTAAGAAATTAGGTGATGCAAAGGCAACGATCAAAGCAGCAGTAGCGATTGCCTCAACAATTCCAGGAACAGTTGTTAAAGTATCTGCTGGAACTTATACAGAAGATAATCCAATTACAATCGGACCACAGGTTAGCATAGTTGGCGACAGTCTAAGAGAAGTTACTGTCGTTCCTACTAATGCAAATCAGGATCTATTCTACGTTTCTCCTGGAAACTATGTTGCAGAAATGTCTTACAGTGGAACACTGAATCCAGGTAAGGCAATTTTTGCATTTGATCCAAACGAAATCAAATATTTTGCACAGTCACCATACGTTCAGAACTGCACAAACTTTATTCCAAATAGTATTGGGATGAAGATTGATGGATCAAAAGCAATTGGTCCATTGAAGTCAATGGTTGTTGACTCTTATACACAATACAATCAAGGTGGTATTGGAGTTTCAATCACAAACAGTGGATATGCTCAATTAGTTTCTCTGTTCACAATTTGTGATGACATTGCTGTTTACTGTGGATCAGGCGCTGCTTGTGACCTGACGAACTCTAATGCTTCTTTTGGTAACTATGCCCTTGTTGCTGATGGTGTTGGTGCGAAACAATATACTGGAATTATAACCTCAGCACTAAATGCAGGTTCTGATACTATTGTTTTAGATTTATCAACTCCAACACTTGGAGTTCAAACTGCAAGTTACAACAACACAACTGGTCTTTTAACGATTACAACAAACGCCAATCACAATTTAAGTGTTGGAATGGGCGTAACAATCGCTGGTCTTGGGTTTACTTGCCCATCTGGACCAGGTACATTAACATATCCAACTGGAAATTATGGATATGTATTTACTGTTGACTCTGTTGGAGCAGCAAATAGTTTCTCTGCTTATGTGGGAGCATCGACTCTTCCTCACACTTATGTTGGTGGAGGAACAGTTGCGGTTGATGTTATAAGACCTTTTGATGGTCAGGTTGTTTATATTGAGAATTTATATTATACTGTTAATAAGATTAATATTACAAATCCTGGAAGTGGATATAACTCAACTCCAACGATTACGATTGGAGATCCAAGCACTGGAAATGATTGGGGAGTAACTGCTACTGCCGTTGCAGAATTGGTTGGTGGATCAGTTACAAATATTGAGATGATATCGAATGGTAGAGGATATACTTCAACACCAACTGTCACTTTCTCTGCTCCCGATGTTGGAATAAATACAGCAACGGGTACGGTAGAGTTGCTTCCAACTTACTATTCAATAGTCAGATCTACTCCAATATCATCTGGAATATGTACAGTTACTCTGAATGAAAATATTCCATATAATGTTGGTGTAGGGACAACAGTTCCATTCTTTAAGCAGAGTAGAGTATTAGCTTCTGGACATTCTTTTGAGTATATTGGATCTGGGACAAATATAAATTCTTGTTTACCAGCACAAGGTGGTGTTCCTATTCAAGCAAATGAGACTGATGCGAGAAATGGTGGACTAGTTGTTTATACAAGTACTGATCAATCAGGAAATTTCCGAATTGGTGATGGTGTTCAGATTAACCAAGTCACAGGAACGATTTCTGGTACGTTCTATTCTAAGAGTTTGTTTGCCACAATGACACCATTTATACTCGCATTAGGAGGAGATTAAAATGCCATTACCATTAAACGTATATCAAACTATCACACAAGTTGTTGGTGTTAATACTGTCGGAATTTATACTGCACCTGTCGGATACAGTGGAATTATTTTGCTAGCACAGGCAGCAAATATTGGATCTGACACTCATACCGTTTCTTTTTCTCATAAAAGATCTTCGGTAACTACTGAAATTGTAAAAGATTTGCCAATACCAGCAAATGATTCAAGTAATTTATTGTTTGGTAAATTGATCCTTGAAAGTGGTGATTCTATTCAGATCAGTTCGAATAGTGCCACCAATATTAAATTCATCGGAAGCATCCTAGAAACTCTTAACTAATATTAGAAATGTCCCAACCATATAAGAGCGGCAGACAACAGAATCTTAATCTTGGTATTACATCAATTACCGAGAGTCGCACAGTCTTACAAACGATTGGTAAAGTTGGTATTGGGACAACTAATGCACAACAGCATTCACTATTTGTTGTTGGATCTACAAATATTACTGGTGATATTCGTGTAGGTGGTGCATCTACATTTGTTGGAGTCGGAACATTTAATAATGATTTGTATGTTGCAAATCAGTTATATGTTGGTGGAGTTAGTATTACTGGTGGCGCAACGGTTGGCGCAGATATTGTAACTAGAAATCTTCTAGCATCTGGTATATCTACACTTACTGGTCAAGTCAATGCCAATAGTGGATTAGATGTCACTGGGCATACTGAACTTGATAATTTAAATGTAAGTGGTATTGCCACAATCAACAACCTGAATGTTCAGACAGGTTTTGATGTTTATGATACCACAGCAACATTCCATAACAATGTTCGTATTGATGGAAACCTAAGTATTGGTGGAACCGCAACGGTTATTGTTGCACAAGATTTAAAAGTATTTGATAAGGAAATAACTCTTGGCATTGCTACGAATGCTTTTGGTCAAGATATTTCAACTGATGATACTGCCAATCATGGTGGTATTGCGATTGCATCAACAGAAGGGTCACCGTTAGTAGATCTTTCTCTGGTTGGTTACAGCACAATGCCATCAACTTATAAACAGTTGATGTGGGTTGCTTCTAACTCATATGGTGTTGGAACAACCGATGCCTGGATGTTTAATTATGCAGTTGGTATTGGATCAACTCTTGTACCTAATGGTGCTTATCTGGCAGTTGGAGAAATCCAAGCAACGAAGGATACTCTTACTACTCCAAACCTCAATTCAACAAATCTTAATGTAACAAGTTCTTCAACTCTTGGTATTACATCAGCATCACAACTTTATGTTTCTGGTGTTTCTACTTTTGTTGGTGTAGGAACTTTCCAGAACGATCTTTATGTTGGTGGTGATCTATATGTTAGAGATGATGTATTTCTTGATGAACTAACTTCAAGAAATCTAAGAGTTACTGGTCTTACAACCGTTGGCACTGTATCTGCAATCAGTGTAAATGCAAGTGGTATTATCACTGCAAATAGTTTCAGACCTAGCAGTGGTTTTATTCAGGCGGCAGATGGTACTAACTCACTCTACATTTATAATGGATCTGGAAATGTAGCATTTCAAGGAACGATTGGTGCTTCAAGCATTAATAATGGGCAAGGATATCAGGCGATTAACTTCACCACAACATCCACACCAACAGTTCTCATTCCAAATGATCTGAATGTAACTGGTCTCACAACTCTTTCCTCTGCTGGTGGTATTACGACTACTGGTGGAGATCTTTATGTTGGTGGTGATCTCTACATTAAAGATGACCTATTCTTTGATGAGTTTACTGCCCGAAATGCAACAGTAACTGGCACTACAACTCTTGGATTCACAACTACTGGACAACTTTATACTAAAAATATAGAAATTGCTGGTGTTGCAACGTTTAGAGGAAATGCATATTTTGGTGATACTGATGTTCTTAATTTTGGTGATGGTAACGACTTACAAGTATTTCACGATGGATCAAATAGTTATGTAAGAGAAACTGGATCTGGTAGTCTTGTTCTTGCATCTGATGGTGTAGGTGTTGATGTATACAATGTTGCTCAGGGAGAATATCAGGCACGTTTTATTAATAATGGTGCTGTTGAGTTATATCATAATAATGTTAAGCGTCTTGAAACAACTGGATATGGTATAACAGTTTATGATACCATTCAAGCACCACAAATTAATATTAGTGGTATAGGTACAATTGATGGAGTAACAATTTCATCTGGAATTATTACATCATCAAATCCTGGTGTTACAACCATCAAATATTATGGAGATGGTTCAAACCTATTTGGTGTTAACGCCTTTAATGTTGTTAATCAGGTTTTATCTGCATCACCTGTTTATCCAACATTTGCAAATAGTATTGGTGTCACATCCATTGGTATTTCTCCAACTGAGATGGGATATGTTCCTTCTAGTGGCAATCTTGGTATTGGTTCGACAAATCCAACTGCTAAATTGCAGGTCATTGGTGATGTCATCATTAGTGGGATCACAACACTAGGATCTGGTGCCACTACAACTCAAACACTATTCACAAATCAGTTAAGTGTTTCTGGTGTATCAACATTCATTGGAGTTACTACAAGCAAGTCAACCATTTTTGGAAATCAGTTAAGTGTTTCTGGTGTTTCGACACTGGCAACACTTCACGCTCCAAAACTAACTCCTGATGGAACTGACTTTGGTGGATCCGAATATCTTGCAAAGGCAGATGGTGCTGGTGGTTGGACTTGGGCAAGTGTTCCAGGAATATTCTCAGTCAATAATATTCTGAATGGTTTTATTGTCAAGGATGAAGGAGTTGTAGTAGGAACTGCTGGAAGCATTACAACCCTTGATTTTAAAGGAAATAATATTATTGCAACGGCAGATCCACAACCAAATGGTATTGCAACTGTTCGTGTATCTGATACTCCAACTTTCGATTCTCTTGTAGTTAACACTGGAATTACAACATTAGGAGTTACAACTTCTACATCACTATTCTCAAATCAACTCAGTGTTTCTGGACTTTCTACCTTTATTGGTGTAGGAACATTTAGAAGTGATTTATATGTTGGTGGAAACCTTTACATTCAGAACGACCTTGTATTTGATGAGGCAACAGTTCGTAATATTAATGTAACTGGAGTATCAAGTTTAGGTATTGCCTCAGCAACAACCTTATTTGTTTCTGGTATTTCTACATTTAACAATGTTGTTAACATTGGTTCTGCGATTACTGCATATCCTGCAACTGGTATTATCAGTGCCACAGCATTCTATGGTGATGGTTCAAACCTTGCTAATACTGGATCCACATTAAACGCCGCATCTGGAACTCAAAGACTAGTATTAACAAGCCAGACAACTGGCACAATGACTCAATCGGCAACAAACTCCGATTTGGTCTATGATTCGTCCACTAATACTTTAAGTGGAACTAACTTTGCACCCACACAACTAAGTGTTTCTGGTGTTTCTACGTTTAGTGGACCAGTAAGCACAGGTACTACGACAGGATTTTCTGGTCAGTATTTACAGTCCACTGGTATTGGTGTTACTTGGGCAACGTTCCCAACTTTAAGAACCACTCAAACTAATGTTGCAACAAATGGGCAAACAACATTTAGTTTTGCTTATAATGTAAACTTCCTTGATGTATTTGTCAATGGTGTTAAGTTAACTTCAAGTGAATATACTGCTGTAAACGGATCTACAATTACTCTGAGTTCACCTGCATTTGATAATGATATTGTTGAGTTTGTTTCTTATAACACAACCAGCACTGGTGGATCTGGTGGTGGTGGAGGTGCCACTATAATTGATGACCTTACTGATGTTAATCTATCATTACCAGTAGCGGCGGGAGAAAATCTTACTTACAATGGAACTAGTTGGGTAAATGATTATACGGCAACTGCAACAACTTCATCAACATCTCAAACTACAATTCATTCATTATCATCTTCAACATATCGTTCTGTTGAATATACCATTCAGGCAACACAAGGATTGAAGTATCACCTCACTAAGTTACTTGTTGTACACGACGGTCTTATTGCATATCATACTGAATATGGAACGGTATTTACGATTGATTCACTTGGAACATTTGATGTTGATATTTCTGGTGGCAATATTCGTTTGCGTGTAACTCCATCGGCAGCAATAACAACAAACTATAAAATTAAGTTCACTGCAATTAAGGTCTGATAAATACCTAAAAACTAAGGGGATAGTGAACCTTGGCTAATCAGAATTTTAGAGTCAAAAATGGACTCGAAGTAGGTACAAGTGTAACAATAAGTGCAGGAATTGTAACTGCCAATTCTTTTGTAGGTAATGGAAGCCAACTAACAAATTTATCTGCAAATTATGCTAGTGTAAGTGGAGTATCATCATCAGTTGTTGGTGGTGCGGTATCTGCAACTAGTTTAAGAGTAACTGGTATTTCTACATTTGATGGTGCAGTAAATCTAAGAAACGGGTATAATTTAAATATTGGTGATAATAATGATCTGAGGATTTACAATGATGGAACCGACAGTAGAATTGAAGAGACTGGTTCGGGATCTCTTTATATATCAGGATCTGATATTAATATTCAACAGCATTCTACGAACAAAAATTTCGCAAGATTCGTAGGTCCTGCTGCTGAACTTTATTATGATAACAATAGAAAGTTATCAACATCTGGTATAGGAGTTACTGTTACTGGAACTCTTGTTGCTGATCATATTAATTTAAGTGGTGTCGCTACTGCTACAACTTTTATTGGAACTTTAAGTGGAAATGCTAGCAGTGCAACTTATGCCACTAACGCTGGTATTGCTACTTATTCTGCTAGTGCTGGTATTGCTACTTATTCTGCTAGTGCTGGTATCGCCACCTATGCTACTAACGCTGGTATTTCTACCGTTGCACAAGGTTTAACTGGAACTCCTAATATTATTGTCAATAATATTAATTCTTCCGGGATTTCTACATTAGGGATAGTACAAATTTCCTCTGGTATTATTACTGCAACATCGGGTATTGTTACTTATTATGGTAATATATCTAATACTATATCTGGAAGATGGACATTAGGTGCAAGTGGATCAAGTCATTATACTTTTGTCGGTGTTGGATTTACTGAAACTACTAATGATCCAACTTTATATTTAAAGAGGGGAGAAATTTATGAATTTGTAAATAACTCTGGTGGATCTCATCCATTTCAAATTCGTGTATCTAATGGTGGTGCCGCTTATAATAATGGAGTTACTAATAATGGCGCTTCTTCTGGGACCATAAGATTTGAAGTTCCCTATAATGCACCAGATACTTTGTACTATCAGTGTACAAATCATTCATCAATGGGTGGTGACATTAAAATTCTTGGTGGATCGGGGGGAGGAATTAGTGCTATTAATTGGATAAATTCTTTGTAATAATTAATAAATAACTCAATGGGTAGATCTCTAAGAAATGGCTAATCCAAATATTATATCTGCAACTAGTTTAACTGGCAATTCTAAGGTTGTTAATTTAACAACAACTAACAATACCGGTATTGTTACTAATTCAATTTCTAGTAATCAAGTATACAGAGTAACTTGTATTCGTGCGACAAATTATGATGGTACAAATGCTGCTGATATATCAGTATCAATTTACGATGCTAGTGAGGCATCTACTGGATATCTAGCATATACAATCAACGTTGTCGCAGATTCAACTTTTAATGTCATTGATAAAACGGAAACTGTTTATCTTGAGGAGGGTGATTACATTTCCGCCCAGTCTAGTGCAGCAAATGATATTTCTGTTTATTGTAGTTATGAGGTCATTGGATAATGAACAAGGACATACTTGGAGGTTTTAAAGGCAATACCAGCACTTTAATTACTGCAAATGTTACAAGTATTCCTAGTGGAAAATACACTGCTAATGAGATTATGAAATTGAGATATAGGGGTAGTTGGCCAATTTGGTCTGCTGGTGAGGGTAGAGGAGATTATTTTCCAAACCCAGGAGCGGGAACTACAAACTTCACTCAAGTTTTACCACAGGCAACACACGTAATTGTAATTGCTGCTGGTGGTGGAGGTAGTGGGGCAGCAGACAATGACTGTCAGGGGCAAGGTCCTGGCGGTTCTGGGGGATTTGGAAAGGCATTAGTTTCTTTATCTGCCGTAGGATCAAATGTTGCCAACTTTAATGTTGGATCTGGTGGACCTGGTATTAGTGGAAATGATGCTGAGGGTGTTGCTGGGAATGCTACGAATGTAACAATAGGAAATTTTAGTATTACAGCGAATGGTGGTGGAGGGGGATATAGTAAAAACAATGGTGGTAATGCTGGAAATAGTGGAAACTGCTCTTCAAATAATGCCTTATTATTTTCTACGAGTAATGTTTTTTATAGTCCACTTTTAAATAGAATGACTAGTGTTGCTGATGCAACATTCCAGACTGTTAGAACCAGTGTTGGTGGAGGTGGTGGCGGTTGTGGTGGTTCTAGTGGACCGGGAACTAATGGATTTGTTTATTTGAGATATGGTAGCGGCATTAATGCATCTACTACCTTGACACCTGCACAAGATCCACCTTCATCTGGGAATATTCACCCATATACTGCATCGTATTAATTTTTTAATTTTTTCTTATGTTTACTGATTTTGTTGAAATATATCAAACTAATCTTGATTGTCAAAAAATTATTGATTGGTTTAATATTAATAAAGAACTTCAAGGTCAAGGAGTCATATCCGAAGACAATAAAATTTGTGTTAAAATAGATAAAAAAAATACTACTGATATTTCTTTATCATTAGCGAAAGTGAAAAATGATACATCTCTTTCTGAAATTTTTTATCCTTTATTTCTTAATCTGAAAGGGGCATTCGAACAATATATTAAAAAGTATAATATTCTAGATGATGTTAAGATCGAAATTGATGACAAGTTTAATATTCAACACTACAAAAATAAACAACATTTTAAAAAATTTCATTTTGAATCATCTGGGTCCAAACATAGGAAAAGAATACTGACCTGGATGATATACTTGAATGATGTTCCTAATGGTGGGCACACAGTATTTCCATATTATAATTACACTATTCAACCAATAAAAGGACACATACTAATATGGCCAGCTGAGTTTACCCATACTCATTTTGGAGATACTGTTATTGATGAAAAATATATTGCTACTGGATGGTTTAATCTACTAGACAGTGACGATTATTTTAGCGAACAAATTAAAACTTTGAACGAAGAACCAATTTATTTTAATGTTTAAACTATGGATCAAGAATTAGAGTTTCAAATAAGTGAGATCTTTCCATCTCTCATAATAAAAAAAGATATATCAGATTGTATAACTGATGATATCTTATCCACATTTGATAATATTGTTGAAAATATGTCCGAGAAAGTTCCCTTATCGGAATCATTTTCTTCTAGGAGAGAAATGAATTCTATATTGGATCTTCCAGCGTTTGAAGATTTAAAGGATCATCTTGTAAAAAGCATACTTCAATTTTGTTTACAACAATATCAAGTTAACAGATTGGACCTTGTTGAAAGTTTTGCAATTCATATCCCGAAAGATGGGTATTATGAGATTAGAAAAAATTATAATTGCACTTTTAACTTATTAATAAATTTAACATCTTCATCTAATATTGTTCTACATAATCCAATATACTTGACTAAACCGTTGGATTACGATGTCCAAATTGCAAATAAATATAATAGTCAATATTCTTTTATTCCTTTTAATCAATACGAGGCAATGATTATTCCTTCTGGGATATATTATGGATTTCCAAAGAGGGAAGAAGAACTAAAATTAATCACATCCATAATTCGGTAGATAAAAATGGCCTGGTATCAATATAATAATGAATATCCGACAAATGGGTTGCCCCAAAGAATTCGTACTCTTGATGGAAAAACCAGAACTTGTTTGTGGGAATGTTCTGAATCTGAATTAGAATCTTTGGGATTTTCTACGGTTTCAGACCCACCAAAATATGACGATTCATTTCAGGATTTGGTGTGGGATAATGAAACTTCAAATTGGAGTGTTCAAATAACAACGGATCCTCAAAAAATTTCCGATGCTTGGCAAGAGAGTGAAATTTATAAAGAAAAATTAAAAATAAAACTTTTAGAAAAAGTCTCAGTTCATCTTCAAAACGGGGGAACAATATCTACAAATTTCAATAATGCTCTTACCATATTAGATCAATTTAATCAAAACAACTATTCACATCCATTTGATTTCAATTGGCAGCATCCAATATCTTTGGGATACACTGATGATGTGATTGCAGGAATTGGATCAACTGAAATAAGATTGGTACACAGTGCATTTGTAGATTTTATTACTGAGACTTATCTTCCAAATAAGAAGTATTGATTCTAATAAAGTAATAAATAACTAAAAACCATAATGGCTAATAATAGGGAGTTATCGCAACTAGGTTCATTTATAAGTGTAGATGATACCAGTAGAAATATTGGAATTGCTACAACTGCGACTCCTTATGTTGGTATTGGAACCACCAATCCCCAATACAAACTTGACGTTTATGGTGACATAAACTTTACACAAGATCTTTACAAAAACGGTCAGTTATTTGTTGCTGGTGTTGGTGTAGGGTCTAATCGAACAAATCCACAGTCTGGAATTGTTACTAATAGAATTGGCGTTGGATTTACCGACATTAACATTGTTGGTACAGGTATTAGTGTTACTGGATATGGCAGCACCATTGTCATTGACTTTGGTAACATTGCTGCTGCTTCTGGTGGTGCATTAAGTATATCAACAGTATTTTCTCCAAGAATTCAGGACATTGCTTTTGTTGGTGGGGCAAGTACTTCAATCATTGGAGTTTCTACACAGACTGATAGATTTGTTTATGATACTCAAACTGGTTCTGTGGGAATTGGAAGCGCATCACCAGCATATAAATTGGATGTAAACGGGGATATAAATAGTTCAACAGCACTTAAAGTTGGTGGAGTTAATGTACTTGATGAAGCGGTACGACTTGCAATTGCACTAGGATAATAAACAATGGCGAATACCTTCAAGCTCAAAACCAAAGCAAATGTAGGCGTAACCACGCAGAATGTTTATGTAGTTCCTAGTAACACAACAACAACTGTAATTGGAATTACCCTTGCAAATACTTCTGGAAGTGGTATTATTGTTGGTGTAGGAATCACAAGAGCGGCGGCAGATAACATTAAGCTCTTAAAGAATGTTCCTATTCCACAAGGATCTTCTCTGGAATTTATGCAAGGTAATAAGGTTGTTTTGGAAGCAAGCGATACTCTTACAGTAAATAGTGATACTAATAATAGTCTTGATGTTGCATTGACTATTATGGAGATGACCTGATATGGCACTCGAAAGACTTACAAAGGTTGATGAAAAAGGACTTGAATCTCCTTTAAGTCTTTCTAATGGATTAGTTGCTTCTGGTGTTATAACTGCAACTTCTTTTGTTGGGGATGGTTCTAATCTAACTAATATTAGTGGATTTGCAGATGCACAGGCGCAGAGTTGTGGTTTAGATCAAGTTTTCACCACACCAGTTACCTTAACTCTTGGTGGTTCTGGATGTGGTATTAAAACAATAACTGCTACTGCTGCACAAGGCAACGTTGCCTTCGTAAGAGCAAAAAATATTACAATCGCTACTGGTTCCACAATACACATTTCTTCTGGAACCACAGTTAAAACTAATGTTCTTGGACTGTTCTAGGAGGTAATATGGCACTTACAAAAGTTGGTGGTGGTTTACTTCAATCTCCATTAAGTGTTGGAGTTGTTACTGCAACAACATTTAATGGTAACGTTAATGCGGGAGTTATTACTGCAACAAGCGGTATTCAGGCGATTGGTATTTACTCTGGCGGCACTGCGATTCACAGTGGAGTTATAACTGCTCTAAACTTTGTTGGAACTGGAAATACATTTTTAGTCCACAATAATACAATTGATATTAGTATTTCTGGTGGAGGGGGAGGTGCATCTGTAGTTTATGATAATACTGTATTTGCTTATGATAACATTATTGACACTGATATCACTATTTCACAACCATACAAAACTGCCGCAATCTACACCGATCTTGATGTAACTGCCGATATTGAGTCTGGTGCTCAGTTAAGTGTAGATGATGGTTGTATTTTAAATATTGTAGATCTATGACTTTACCTATCCAGATCTTTACTGACAATACATTTAGAAAAGTTCAAAAGAACATTGTGGAGTCTGATATTACACTAACATCTCCTTATAAAACTGGATTTATCTTAGTAGATTCTTATTCAACTGTTGATATTGAGCCTAATATTGTGTTAAGTATTGATGATGGATGTGTTTTGATTATAACAGAAAACTAATCTAAATAACTAAAAAGAAATTTCAAGATGTCAACATTAAGAGTAGACAATATTAAATCAAGAACTGGGTCAACAGTTACGATTCCAGAATCTAATACTCTTGCAGTGACCGGTATTGTTTCTGTTACAAACACTGGCAGAATTACAAATGCTGGATCTTTAACTAATTCTGGAAATGTAAATATCACTGGTGGTATTACGACCGTTGGTGGTGCAGCAACGATTAGTGGTAATGTTTGGATTTCAGGCATTACAACTATTTCGGGCAATCTAGTTAATAACGGAACATTTACAAGCACTGGAACTTTTTCACCAACTAACATCAATACTAGTGGTAGTGCAACGGTTGGTAGTTTATCAGTTACTGCTGGTGCGACTGTTGGTGGAGCATTAACTGTTACCGGTGATTTAACAGTTAATGGAACTACAACAACCATTGATACTGTAAACTTGGTTGTAGAAGATAAGAACATTGGTATTGGAACCACTACATCACCATCTAATACGACTGCCGATGGCGGTGGTCTAACAATTTTTGGTGGATCTGATGGAGATAAGACTTTCACTTGGAACAGTAACTCTGATGCATTTGCTTTCAGTAATGCGGTTGACATCAAAGGTGCAGTAGAAACTGTAAGTACTGCATCAACTTATCCGATCTCTGGTTCTACAAATGTTATTCTAGAATGTGATGCTCACAGTGGAACTGTATTTACTCACAACCTTGCAAATGGGCAGGTTGGTATTGTTTCATTAAGAGACTTCCCAGTTACAAAAAACTCTCTGACAACTTATACGATTATCTTTACACAGACTACAATTACATCAGGATCTGGTATAGGTAATACCACTGCTGCTACTGGTATCGGAACAAATATTTTCTTGAAACCTTATAATGTTGCTGGATTCTCAACTTCGGCAAGAGTTGCTACGGCATCCACAATAACGTTATCAACAACATCAAATGATGTTGATATTGTAAGTCTTGCGGTTCATTATAATGGTGGAGCAACTGGAACTATTGCGAACTATAATGTTCTTGCAACTAACAATGGTGGTTTCAGATACGGTGGTATAAGACCATAATAAACTTTTAAGTGAAAATTTAACAATGTTTAATCATCAAATAAAAGAAAAACCATTTTTTACTGGCATTACTCGTGGAGTAGGTGGATCTGGATTTGGTAGAGCAAGATCTGCTTCTCGTAGAACAGGAAAACTAGTTCGCTTTAAACTATGGGGAGGTGCCGGAGGAACATCTCAGGATTGTAGTGGAAATCCATCAGGATCTGCTGCCGCAGGCGGATTTATTGATGTAGAAGGAGAATTTAATCCTGGAACTACTTTTTACATTGTTGTTGCTGGTGGAGGGTCTTTTAATGGTGGTGGTGGATACGGTGGAGGAGGTTCTATTGGCGGCGGCGGTGGCGGAAGCGGTGGTGGTGCTAGTTATGTAATATTCAATAGTTCCACTGCAACTCTTTCTAATTTAGTTGTTGTTGCTGGTGGTGGTGCAGGTGGACAATCTAGTTCTGGTCAAGGTATTGCTGGATCTGGTGGAGGACCATCTGGTGTAGGTGGAAGTGGAGGATCTGGTGGTGGAACTCAATCTGGCGGTGGTGCTGCTGGAACAGGAGGATTTGGTGGAGGTGGATCTCCTGGATCTCCTGGAAGCTTTTTGCAGGGTGGTACTGGAATGAGTTGTAAAGGATCTGGTGGTGGATCTGGATATTATGGAGGTGGTGGTGGATCTGGTGATTGTGGCGCTTGTGCTTCTGGTGCTGGTGGGGGAGGATCTAGTTATTATTCACCAACTTATATTTCAACTTTAAATAATAACTTACAAGCGTATGGTACTTCTATACACCCAGTCGCTCAATCTGATCCGGATTGGGATGGATCTGCTGGAAATGGAAACGGATCTAACGGTAGAAATGGTAGGGTAGTAATATATGTTGATGGTGTAAAATCAATCTTTACTTATACAGGATCTATTCAATCTTTATCTATTTAATTACACTAATGGAATACGTACAGAATTATAATTTTTCTAACGAAAATAGTTTGCAGATAATTTCCAATTATCTCAAATCAAAGGAAGGGTTCATTTTAGATAACTTTCCTTTTATCGGTGATTTTGGAACTTCTATTAGAGATGATCAAGTTACTAGTAGATCAGGAGGATATAATGTATTTCATATGCAGGATGAATGTCCTGAATTACAAAATCTATTAAATTTTATTTCAGAATCTTACTTTCATTATATTGACAATATTTTACCAAATAAAACATTTGACAATAAAGATATTAATCCTGCAATTAATTGTTGGTTAAATATTTTACATACTAGTGAAAATATTGATATGCATAAACACTCTGATGTGTATGGTGATCTTTGGTCTTTTGTTTCTGGAACTTTTGTTTTAAGTGCTAAAAATACTTCAACATTTTATAAAAGTAATAATAATATTGAAATATTTGAAAATACAAATGTTGATGGACAACTAACTATTTTCCCACCATACTATTATCATTGGACTTCTATTCACACTGATGAGGAACCAAGATTAACTTTGGGATTTGATATCTTTTTCCAAAAAGATCATGCAAAATCGAATATAAATTTTTATAATATATTAGTAGATCTTAATAACTCGGAAGGATAAAGTAATGATATTTGAATGGCATAAAAAAGAAGCACCATTTTTTACTGGAATTACCCGTGCTGTTGGTGGTGCCGGATTCGGTAAACCTGCAGGCGGTGGTGGACCTAGACGTGATAATAGACCCATCATCATTACTATGTGGGGTGCTGGTGGAGGTGGATATATAAGAAAAGCTGGTCCTGAATGGGGTCCACCATCAATATCTGGTGGAATAGGTGCTTCAATGATTGCAACAACGACTGTTGATAATCTTGGGTTATCATCTGGGGATCAAATTTACATATATGTTGGTGGTGCTGGGGCAATGTCTGGTCCGGGAGGACCTAATGGTGGGCATCCAGGTGGTGGTGGGGGAGGAAGTGGTGGATATGGTGGTGGTGGGGGAGGAATGTCCTCTGTTTATATGAAAGGTTCTTTTTCGACAGGGACATTATTGCTTATTGCAGGTGCAGGTGCTGGTGGAGCAGGAGCATTTTTAGATATATCACATCTTGATTCCAGATTTTCAAGTCGTGGAGGAACGCAATCATCTGGTGGTGCGGGAGGACCTGGTGTTTCTGGTGGTGGTCCAGGAAGTCCTGGATCACAATTTAATGGTGGTAGCGCAGGAACTCACGGTGGTGGAGGTGGAGCAGGATATTATGGTGGTGGTGGTGGACCTGGTGATGGAGGTGCTGCAAATGGAGGTGCTGGTGGAACAGGATCTTGTTATATAAACACTTCATACTTCACAGAAGATACCGCAGATTCTGGTCTTGTTAATGGTGTTGTCATTGCAAATATTTTTAGAAGATTCCCAGCACCATTTAATCCACCAATGCCATTTAGTGGACCTCCAACTGCATCATATCCATTCTTTCCACTTATAGGATATCCTGGTCCTTATTATCAAGGTGCTCATCAACCAGCATCAAGTCCATTTCCTGGACAAAATACTGGGCATCCTTTATATAATCCTACATATGGGGGAGGATCTAGATCAGGTAGTGATGGATATCCCGGATCTGTTCATATAACTTTTAATGGAGTAACGTATTCATACACATCTGTTGGTCCTCACGTTTTTACAGTTCCATAATATTTGACACTTTTCCTAACTTCCTATATAATGAACCTGAATACATTATTCACATATGGCATTTCAAACTATTTGGTATTTCAGTGATCTACCAGAAGACGTAGTAGATATTCTCGAACGAGACCTTACAGAAAAGTTCGAAGAACAAATGGCGGACTCCCGACTGCATGGAGACGCACTCAATAAAGATAAACGAAACTCACAAAACGCTTGGATTCCCACCACACATTGGGTTGGTGGATTCGTCTGGCATTATATTCAAAGAGCAAACCGTGAGAACTTCCTCTATGACTTGCATTGTATTGATGGAGAATCAATGCAGTTCACCAAGTATGAAGAAGGACAGTTTTATGGTTGGCACAATGACGCAGGACTTGCAACTCAATACAAACCTGTAAGTGTTGGTAATCGTCAAGAAGGACTTGCACAAGACTTCGTGAATGAAAATGTTGAACTTATACGGAAACTTTCTTTTGTGGTTCAACTGAGTGATCCTGATGATTATGAAGGTGGTAACCTACAACTGCTTGATGAAGCAGGTAATAGTTACATCGCACCCCGTAAGCGTGGTACTGTAATCCTGTTTGACTCCCGTACAATGCACCGTGTTCTCAAAGTTACAAAAGGAACCCGTAAATCCCTTGTTGGATGGACGGTTGGCAAACGCTGGAAGTGAGGTAGAGATATGGCAGAACAAATGAGCGAACTGCAACTGATGATGCAGGAAAGGATGAATACGGGTACTGCCTGGACTCACAACGAATCCTTTGAGAAGAACGGATACTTAGTCATCAAAGACCTCTGGGATCCAGAAGAACTTTACCATCCAGTTCCACAAGAACGTGGACAACTGAACTGGTGGGGTAAAAAGATGGACCAGTTCACGCATCATGAAGTTGAACAACAAGTTGAAGGTTCTCTTGCACGTTATTGGCACCCACAGTATCGTCAGATTCATTGTGGTATTCGTATGAAACTGGAAGAAGCACTGGGTCGTAAACTTTATAATACTTATTATTATGATAGGTATTACTTTCCAGGACAAGCACTAACCCGTCACGCAGATCGTGATGCCTGTGAGATTTCTGTAACGGTTCATATCAGCACTAATCTTGATGAAGAGTGGCCGATCTGGATTAAGACCCCAGACACTTACGCCGATAAGAAAAAGACACAAGTTCTAGTTCCTGGTGAAAACCGTTCCGTGATCCTTAAAGCAGGTGATGGAATGGTTTATAAAGGTTGTGAACGTCCTCATTGGCGAGATCCAATGCCTGGTGCAAAGAAGAATAAGAAATTGTTTGGTAAGAATCAAGAACTTTATTATCATCAGATCTTCTTCCACTATGTCCTACAAGATGGACAACGTGCTCATTGTGCATGGGATAGAGCACGATGAAGGCACCACTTTTTGAATACCCTTCTTATCAATATCAGATTGATGATTGGGATTTTAAAAAGAAGGGTTTGTTAAATCGTATTAACTCTCAGAAGTTTGTAAGAACCACTCTGCAAACTTTTGAGACGGATCGCCAAACAAATAAAAAGTCATATCTACATTACTTCCAAGATCTTATCAAACCTCAACTGTTTGAGTTTTGTCAAGAAGCACAAGTGACTTGTAGTATGACTGATTGCTGGGCAGTGAGGTATAAGCAAGGGGACCACCAGACGATTCACAATCATAAGAGTTGGGGATTTTCTGGTGTTCTTTATGTGGAGTACGATTCTAAACATCATACTCCAACTTGTTTTGTTGCTCCTTGGCAGGATCCAAGAACTGATACAACGACTCTTGCATATCCACAAGATGTTACGGAAGGAACATTGTTTATTGTTCCTTCTTATACCTTACACTTTGTTCATCCCAATCAATCAAGAAAACAGAGAACTATTATATCTTTTGATTTATTACCTAAACTTCCAGATCATCAAGCAATAAATATTTGAAAAAATGGCAAAGTATCATATCCAACATATTCAAGATGTCGGTCGTGGTCCTCAGGTGATTTTCTATCAAGGAGATAATCACTGGACCACAGAACATGAGCACAGAAAGATTTATGATAAGAAAGCAGATGCTACAAAAGAACTTTACAATTTTGGTGGTACGGTTGTAAAAGACGTAACTTATGATCCAAATGCAACCGATGGTGATGGTGATGGTATTGTTCAGGAAGGAACAGAATTTGAGCGATCTATTGACACTTGAATAGCATAAATAACTGAAAAGTAGCGTAAAGAGATGTCGCAATTAAGTGTTGATTCCATAACTGGTAGAGTATCAGGATCGGCACCGTCTTTGCCAAACGGTGCTGTTGTTACTGGTGTTGTAACTGCCACAACTTTTAGTGGTAATGTTACTGGAAACCTCACTGGCAATGTCACTGGTAACGTTACTGGTAACCTAACTGGAAATGTTACTGGAACGGCATCAACTGCAACATTAGCAACCAATGCACAAGGGCTGACTGGTTCTCCTAACATTTCAGTTTCTGGTATTAATAATACTGGTGTTTCAACTCAAACTGATACAAGACTTTCATCTATTGCGGATAAAACCACTCTGGTCAGTGGTAATACTGTAAGTCTTGTTTATAATACTGGTGGTGGTAATGTTGCGATCTGCACAAACCCAACAGGACCAATCACACTCAATGTAACTGGTATTCCAACTGATAGTTCTTTTGATAACCGTGCAATCTCATTTGCAGTCATTGTTCAGCAAAATACAACTGCTTATGGTTGCTCTGACGTATCACTGAACGGTGTTGTGTTTAACTCTCGTGCAGCGGCTGGTGTTCAGACTGCCATTGCCTATGTTTCTGGAACGGTCGCAACGGCAAGCACTACTGGTTATGATGTCTTTAACTTCACTGGTATTAATACTGTTGGTTCTGCGGCATCAACACTTAACTACAAGTTACTCTCAAACGTAAGCGGCGGATATAGAAGGTACTGATTTATGGCTCCTATCGTTACTTCTCTGGCATCGATTGTAAAACAGTTTGGTATTGGTGCGATTATTGCTTCTGCTCCTTCTGGCGGTGGAGGTATTACTTATACGGGAGCATCTGGTGGTGTTATAAGTGACTATCTGGATCCTGGACCTGGTATTAGATATAGAGCTCATATTTTTACTTCATCAGGAACTTTTACGGTTACTGATCCTGCTATTACTTCTGTTCAGTATCTTGTAGTTGCAGGTGGTGGAGGAGGAGGATCAGAAGCAGGTGGTGGTGGAGGAGCAGGTGGATTTAGGACAAATATTCCTGGAACTCCACACTCAACAACTGCACCATTTCCAACTTCTATTACAAGTTATCCAGTTGTTGTTGGTAGTGGTGGTGGTGGTGCAACTCCCTCTTCTGGTTATACAGGTTCAGACGGATCAAATTCTTCATTTGGACCAATAACTTCAAATGGTGGTGGTGGTGGAACCGGTCTTTATCCAAGTGGTGGATATGCCGGAAGAAATGGTGGATCTGGTGGTGGAGGTGGTAGAGGAGGATCTCCTTATAATAATATAGTCAGTCCAGGAGGTTCATCGCTAACGGTAACAACACCTTCTCCTTGGCCAGGACCATCTACACAAGGATTTGGTGGTGGTGAAGGATATGCATATGCAGTAAATTATTCCGATCCAAACCATAGTTATACTGGTGGTGGAGGTGGAGGTGCCGGTGGAGCAGGAGGTAATTCATCCGCTCCCGGATCTTCTCCACCAGCAGTTGGAGGAACTGGTGGTAATGGATTGGCATCATCTATCGCATATGGACCATCAAATCCAGTAACATATGCTGGTGGTGGTGGCGGTAGCGCAGGAAAACAAGGTGGAACTAATGGTACTCCTGGTCCTGGTGGTCCAGGAGGAGGTGGTGCTGGATCTTCTCCTGCTGGACCTATAACTACTGCTGTAAGTGGAACTTATGCAACCGGTGGTGGAGGAGGAGGATCTGGTAGTCCAACTTTGGCAGGATCTGGTGGTTCTGGAATCGTAGTAGTCCGTTATACACTTCCTGCGTCCTCTGGAACCGCAAAGGCAACTGGTGGTGCTATTAGCTTTTTTGGTGGTAAGACTATTCATACCTTCACAAGTTCTGGTACTTTTGCAACAGCATCAAACTGGACTACCACAACAGTGGAATATGTTGTTGTCGCTGGCGGCGGCGCTGGTGGAGGTGATTTTGGTGGTGGCGGTGGTGCTGGTGGATTTATTGCTGGTACAACTCCAATAGGAGCACATCCAGTTTCAACAACTATTCAAGTTGGTGCTGGTGGAGCTATTGGCCCAACAGCATCAGATGCTGGCGGCAATGGAACTCCATCTTATTTTGGAACTCCTCTTACTGCTTATGGTGGAGGTGGTGGAGGTGGTGGAGGATCTGGACCTCAAAATTGGGGGGTAAATGGAGGATCTGGTGGTGGAGCAAGAGGAAATAGATCATCTGATAGTCTTGTTAAAGGAGAAGGTGATAGGCAAACTGGAACATCAACTCCAGCACCAATAACACCTCAGGGATATCCAGGAGGTGTTGGTAATGTACCAGGTGCGCCATCAGTTTTTTCTGGTGGTGGCGGTGGTGCAGGCGGCGCTGGTGGAGGTTCAGATTCTGATCAACACGGTGGTATTGGGAAACAAATACCAGCAACATTCCATAATCCAATATCTTCTCCAGGACCATCTCCAACTCCAGGTGGTTTAGGATCACCTGGACCGACATCAACTAATGTTTCTGGTGGAACTCCTGGTAAGTTTTGGTTTGCTGGTGGTGGCGGTGGCACCACTAGTGGAACCGGCGGCGGTTCTGGGGGACCATATGCTGGAGGAGGAAATGGTAATAGTGGAGGATCTGGATCTCTGAACACTGGTGGTGGAGGTGGAGGTGGTGCCAACAATGGATGGGATCCAACTTTAAGAGGTGGTTCCGGTATCGTCCTTATCGCCTACCCTTCATAAATACCTAAAAAACCATAATGACAAGAGCAAGAGATACATCAAGAGTTCAAATCGGTATCAATACTGCTGTCAGTGGTGCTGATGAGTTTACTTATGTACCTAAAACTGCACTCATTGTTAGTGAAAACATAGACTTCAATACCTCAAACTCTGGTGCAGAAGATTCTATTATCACTCTTGAAAGAACCCATATGAGAGTTGATTCTGGTATTGGGGTTACAATTGGTAGTGGTAAGAATCTGATTATTAACCCTTCTAACTTACCACATACAGTTTCATAAATAACTAGAAAGTATAAGACAAGATGTCAGAACTTAGAGTTGATAATATTGTAAGTCAGGACGGAACTGCCGCACCTGTTTATAGTCAAGGTGTTATTGTTGGTTCTGGAAAGACTTTTACCGTTAGAGGTAATGTAGACTTTCAGTCTGGTGCAAATGTTTCTGGGGCGGTTACGTTCTCAACTTTGAGCATCGCTTCTGGATATAGTGTAACTGGTGTAGTAACTGCAACTAGTTTCAGTGGAAACTTAACTGGTAATGTCACAGGAAATGTAACTGGAAACGCAACGGGTCTTTCTGGTTCTCCTAATATTACTGTTGGCAATGTCGTTGGAACGGCAGCAACATTTACAAATTTAACTGTAAATGGAACTCAAACCATTATCAACACTACAAACTTAGAGATCACAGATCCATTAGTTGGCATTGGATCTGGAAATACGACTGATGCTCAGGCGAATGGTGATGGTATTCAAATCTATGGTGCAACACCAAAGACCTTTACATATAATGATACGAAGAAAGCATTTGAAGCAAATATTCCAATCGCACCAAATGAAAGCAGATTTATTACAGGAGCAGAAAAAACTGTATTAGTATCTGGAAATACTGCATCATTAACTTATAACTCTTCAAGTGCTAATGTTGCAATCTGTACAAATGCAACTGGAAATATTACATTGAACGTTGTTGGTATTCCAACTTCAAGTGATTTTGACAATCACGCAATTACCTTCACTGTGATTGCAACTTCGACAAATGGCATTGCGAGAACTTGTACTGCGGTTAATCTTAATGGAGTTCCTGAAACGATTAAATGGGCAGGTGGTTCATTAGCGAATGCGATCTCTGGATTAACAACAACTTCTGGATATACAATCTACGGATTCACTGGTATCAATACTGTTGGATCTGCAAGTAGCACTGCAAACTATGAACTCTTTGGTGTAGCAAGCGGAGGTTTCTTCTGATATGGCACCTATTATAAGCAGACTTTCTTCTCTTGGTGGAGGAGGAACTGGTGGATTTACTTTTGGTAAGAGAAAAGGTCCTTCTGTCGCTGCGACTCGCACAGGTATATATTTGTGGGAACTTGATTTACGAAATACAACCTGTATAGAATGGTCCAGTAACACAACTTTTTCTTCTAGTGATACTGGATATGACAGATATGGATTTAATTTAGGAGGATCAACTGTATATGGCCTACTTCAAAATCACGATGGCAGTGGAAGTAGTACAGCAAAAGTTCCTATAACATTTTCAACTCCAAGGACAAAAATATTTTTTATAACTTGGTATTATAAATCATCATTCGGTACTGATGAGCGTGGAGGATATCTCTCAACAACTCCAACTTTATTTGGGACAAATTACACTATTCATCCTGGTGGCGTGTATAGAAATGGTGGTGGTGGAGATGGTGATGGATTAGTTTTTGAGACTAGTGCTGGAACTAGTGATTTTCAAACTGCGGCCGGAACACGATACACTTTATCTGCTGGTATGTCTGCTTATGCTTCTGGATGGCATTCTTTGGCATTTATGTTTGACTCATCTTCTACAAGTGTTCCGGTTTACATCAATGGAACTTTGAGAGAAACACTAACTCACAATGGAACTTTTGGAAATTTTACTGGTGCTAGACTTGCTGCGTGGAATGATTATGGTAGTGGATATAGTGTTTCTAATGCTTGTATGTCATATTCTATGGCAATAGATGGATTAAATTTAACATCTGGTAATATTTCTACAATTCACAGCACTGTATATAATAATCTGTCGTCAAGTTCTACTAGATTAAGTACTTTAATTAGTATCTGAACATAAATACTCAAAAAACCTCCAATGCCATACATCGGAAGACCCCAAGCAACGGGACCATATCTCAAACTTGATGACATCTCTGATGAGTTTGATGGAAGTAAAGTAACATTCAATATCACGCTTGGTGGTTCTCCGTTCTTTACATCAAACGCTTATACATTACTTCTCTCACTTGATGGTGTTATTCAAGAACCCATCAAGTCTTTTGTTGTAAATGAGAATCAGTTAACATTTGCATCTGCACCTTCTTCAACATCAACTTTTTATTGTGTCGTTCTTGGAACAACATTGAATACTTCTGCACTTACAAGTTTAACGATTGGTACTAGAACAAGTGCCGCAACACTTGCATTAAATGGAGAGCAACTTGGAGTTCTTCAAAGAGATGGAACAAAAGGATTCATTGCTTTCAATGTGGCATAAATAATCAAAAGACTATTCAGATATAATGGCGAATAGATATCCGCTGATTTATAATCCAAGTGCAAACCAACTTCAAGAACTCCAAGCAGGAGATAATCTTGATCTTGGTGGTTCTGGGATTAGTAGTGTAGCAAATATTAATTCTTCCGGGATTATTACAGCATCTTCATTCAGCGGTGCATTTAGTGGAACGGCAACCCTTGCATCGGGACTGACTGGATCACCTAGTATTACGATTACTGGTCTTTCCGTTTCTGGTATTTCAACATTTGCTCAGGATATCAATCTTAATGATAATGTTAAGGCAAACTTTGGTGATGGTGATGATTTAAGAATCTATCACGACGGAACCAATAGTTATGTAGAAGATACTGGAACAGGAGATCTATATCTTTCTGGTTCCACTAATGTCATCATCCAACATCATTCCACTGGTGAGACGATGGCAAAGTTTGTCGGTAATGGTGCCGCCGAACTTTATCACGATAACAGTAAGAAGTTTGAAACTGTTAGTGCTGGTGCAACTGTTACTGGAACTTTATTTGCAACTTCCGTAAGTTCTCCATCAGTTGTTGTAGGAACTGCCGCTACACTGAATACTTCTGGACTGACATTAACTGGTGGTGTTGTTGCAACTGGTATTGTAACAGCCCAAGCATTTAAAGGTGATGCCTCACAACTTACAAATCTACCATCAAGTTTTAGTGTTCTTGACGCTTATCTGTTCTCATAAATAACTAAAAAAGTAATACGATGACACTTCAAAGAACAAAACTTTTGAATATTCAGGCGGTAACTGGTATTGCTACGGTTGGTATCTTTACTGCTGGAACCACTTCGACTCCTGCTGGTGTTGCTGGAACGACTTACATCCGAAGTGTCATAATGCATAACACTGGTCTTGGAACTGCAAGAACATCATTATATGTTTATCCAAGTGCTCAAAGCGTTTCTGGTGTTGGTATAACTGCAAATAGAATTTTGAGAATTGACCTTGCACCAAACGAAACAACTTTCTTTGAAACTAATTACCCAATTGTTTTGACGACTGGTGATAAGTTAGCTGTTGAAGTTAATGCACCAGATTCTGGTGGTGCTGGTATTGGATCTGCTGTTAACTTTATGGTTAATGGCGATACAGATATCTAATTATGTCTGTAAAATCTTTTGGAAATCCTGGAGCAAGTTTTAAGTACAGGTTTGGTGGAACTGGAAAAAGAGCTTCAAGACCTGTATCTCCTCCACCTTTTCAAGCAACCGGGGGAACTACGGTAGATTCTGGTGGATATAGAATCCATATTTTTACAACATCTTCAACACCAGGATTTAATATTACATCTCTTGGCACAGGAGTTGTAGAAGTTCTTGTCGTTGCTGGTGGAGCAGCAGGTGGCGGTGGAGGAGGCGGCGCTGGTGGCGTAAGAAACTTCCCATATACCTTTACTGCAACAGGATCATATCCAATCACTGTTGGTGGTGGTGGAACTCCTGGTGGAAGTGAAAGTCCTCAAGTTGATGCTGGTGATGGAAACCCATCATTTATTTCTGGTCCAGGTGGTGCTATTATTTTTGCAACTGGCGGTGGTGGTGGAGGTATGCATGATCATGCTCCAAGTGTAGGTCAAACTGGTGGTTCTGGTGGTGGACGTGCAGCAATAGGACCTGGTTTCCAACCAGGAGCTTCAACTGTTGCTTCACCTGATGGAATATCTCCAACAGTTCAAGGTTATCCTGGTGGTGGAGCATTCCAATATGATGCAGGTAACGGAACTTCTGCTGGTGGTGGTGGCGCTGGTGCTGCTGGTGGAAACGGAACTCCCCCCGCTAATGGTACAGGTAGAGTTGCTGGTGCTGGTGGTATTGGTATTCCTATTTCTTGGATGCCACCTTCTTATGGAACACCTGGACCACAACCAGGAAGATACTTTGCTGGCGGCGGTGGTGGCGCCGGTTGGGGAAATATTGGTGGACCAGGTGGAGCAGGCGGTGGTGGTGCTGGTGGATATAGTCCTGTAACTCCAACATCTTCTGGACAAGCAGGAAGTACGAATACTGGCGGTGGAGGTGGAGCAACTTCTTTTCCACCATATGGTGTTGGTGGAACTGGAGGTTCTGGTATTATTGCTATTAGATATCAAATCTAAATATTAAAAAAGTAGTTAATATAAATGGCACTTCGTTCACTAGGCAATCCAATCGCCAGTTTTATTGATTATCTCTCAAAAACGGGAACTGATGCGTCTAGACCTATACCTCAACCAATAAATGCAACTGGAGGTTCTATTTTATCTCCTGGTGATGGATATACATATCATATATTTACTGGGTCTGGATCATTTTCTGTATCTAGTATTCCAGGTAACGAACCATCGGCAGTAGATGTTTTTCTTGTTGGTGGTGGTGGCGGCGGCGGTGCTGGAAATAGAGGATCTGCCGCCGGCGCTGGTGGATTAATTTATCGTCCAAATGTACCTATTACTACAACTTCATATCCAATTAATATTGGATCTGGTGGCGCAAGTGGTACTTATAATGCTCCAGATGCTGGATTTGATAGAAAAGGGTCTCCTGGAAGTAATAGTACATTTGGAGCACCCCAAGCGGGTCCTTGGCCTGCTTCATCACTTGTCGCATTAGGTGGTGGTAGAGGCGGAGGTGGCGACGGATCAAACAATGGGGGAACTGGTGGTTCTGGTGGTTCATCTTGGTATCCATCATATCCAGCAGTCGCAGGAACACAAACGACAGATCCAACAATTCCTGCTGATAGTAGAACTTATGGTTTTGGCAATCCTAGTGGTGCATCCTCAGGAAGTCCAGTTTATGGTGGAGGAGGTGGTGGTGCAGGTTCGGCAGGAAGACCTGCAAATGATGGAACTTATGCAGGTGGAGGTGGAGCAGGAAAGCAATATCCACAATTTGGGTCCACAAATATTTCTGGATTTTCTTTTTCTCCTTATAATGGACGATTTGCTGGTGGAGGAACCTCAGCAGATTTTCCGGCAGGAGTTTTTGGTGGACAAACACGATCTAATCCGGAAAGTGTTCCATTTGGTGGGGGTGCTGGAAATAATGACCTGACAACTCCAGGTTCAAACCCAGTATTAAATGGTGCTCTTAATACTGGTGGTGGAGGAGGATCTGGTGGATCTGGTGGAGCAGGTGTATGTATTGTACGTTATAGAAATGATGCTACAACACCAAATGTATATTTATTTTATTACACTGGTGCTCAGCAAACTTTTACTGTTCCATCTGTAAGAACTTTCACCACTGCAACAATATATGCTTGGGGTGCAGGTGGTGGTGGTGGGTATACAGGAGGGTCTGGATCTGGTGGGGGCGGAGGATTTTCGCAAGCAACTATTCCAGTTTCTCCTGGAAATTCATTTGCAATTGTTGTTGGTGGTGGTGGTGATACTAGAGGACCTAATGCTGGACAAGGATCTTCTGCGTATGGTGGTGGCGGTCTTGTTGGTCCTTTAGGATTTGGTGGGAATGGTGGTGGACTTACTGGAATTTTTTATGACACTCCTTCAATATCTTTTAGTGCTCCATCTTTACCAAGATCAATTGTGATTGCTGGTGCAGGTGGTGGTGGTGGATGGGAAATTGGTGGATCTGCTGGTGCTGGTGGAGGATCTACTGGTGGAAATGGGCAATCAGGATCTTCTGGAACCGCAGGTGGTGGTACACAATCTGCTGGCGGTGCAGGAGCACAAACTACTAATGGTAATGGTGGAGCATTATTTGGTGGCACTGAACCAGGAACTGACGGTGGTGGTTCTGGTGGTGGTGGTGGTGGATATTATGGTGGTGGTGCTGGTGGAAATTTTGCAAATGGTGAACCTGGTGGTGGTGGATCTGGATATGTGGGTGGACATCCTTTATTTGCAACATCGAATACTACAACTACTCGAGGATCTGGTGCATCTGTTGCAAATTCTTCATCACCATATTATATCCCTGGAATAGGAAACGGTGGTGCTTCTGGTGCGAATGTTGGACAAAATGGTTATATGGTTATTGTACTGAACTAAATATTCAAAAAAGATAATGGGAATAAGATCTTTAAATAATTCGGTTCAAGAATTTTTAGACACTTTTCTAAGAAGTGGAACTGACGCTTCTACTCCACGAAGTGCTGAACCACAAGGTTTGGCAGCATCTGGTGGGGTTATTAGTGTTTACAGTGATGGTTCAACAGTTTATAGATCTCATATCTTTACTTCTTCAGGTACTTTTGATGTAAGTGCAATAGGAAATTTTGGTTCTAATGTAGAATATCTTATTGTTGGTGGTGGTGGAGGAGGAGCTAATCCATCGCAAGGAGCAAATCGTATTTCTGGATCTGGTGCTGGTGGTATGTTATCTGGACCTACTCCGGTAACTACTACCTCTTACTCTATTTCTATTGGTGCTGGTGGGGCAGGAAACGGACCAATATCAAATAATGGAGGAAATACAATTGCTTTTAGTCAAACCGCTTTTGGTGGTGGTGGTGCTGGACATAGTGATCCTGCACCAACTTCTGTTGGTTCTCCTGGTGGTTCTGGTGGTGGTGGTTGGTATATTGGTCCTGGTGCTGGTGGTTCCGGAACACCTGGACAAGGAAATCCAGGATCACCAGGATTTGGTTCTCCAGAATATGGGGGAGGAGGTGGTGGTGCTGGTGGAGCAGGACAAAGAAGATTTGGTGGAGCAGGAGCACCTAATGTTTATGCATTTGGACCATCAAATCCAGTAACCTATGCTGCTGGTGGAGAATCAAGTGATCATCCATCTGCCGATCGTACTGCAAATGGAACTTATTCAACAGGAAATGGTGGATCGGGTAGGGGATCTGGTGGTTCAGGTATTGTTGTAGTTCGATATCAAATTGGAACTAGTCAAACGGGGACAGCAAAAGCAACTGGTGGTGCTATAAGTTATAGTGGGGGTAAGACTATTCATACATTCTTATCATCAGGAACTTTTACAACAACATCTAATATTTCTTCAGCTGAGTATCTTGTTGTTGGTGGAGGTGGCGCAGGAGGAACTGGATTAAATGGTGGTGGTGGAGGAGGTGCTGGTAGATATTTGACTGGTACAACATCTATTCCTGTGTCATCATCTTTCCCAGTATCTGTTGGTAGTGGAGGTGCTATAAATTTTCCAGGAGATGGAATAACTGGATCTAATAGTGTTGCTTCATTTCCAGCAGGATCTATAACTGCTCAAGGTGGCGGCGGTGGTGGTGGAAATGCTAATGCAGGTGTTGCAGGTGGATCTGGTGGTGGTGCGGGAAGAGATTCAAATGGGGCATCTGGTGGTGCTGCATCTCCTGGACCTGGCGGCAATCCTGGTGGAACAGCAGCGCCAACTTCTTCATTTGCAGCATCAGGTGGTGGAGGTGGTGCTGGTGGTGCTGGTCAACCATTTCAAGCGCCTCCTGGACCAGGAGTTGAAGTTTCTGGTGGAGGTGGTGATGGACTTTCTAACAGTATTTCTGGAACGGCAACCATCTATGCAGCAGGCGGTGGTGGTTCAGGAAGATTAAAAACTTCTGGTGGTTCATCAGGTGTAGGTGGAGGTGGTGCTGGTTATGCAGATCCAACTAATCCAACTAATAGAGATTATTATAATGGTAGGGCAAACACTGGATCTGGTGGTGGTGGATCTGGATATTCTTCACCATATACTTGGACACCATTTGTGACATATGGATCGGGAAATGGTGGTTCCGGTATTGTCATCATTGCATATCCTTCATAATTACTTTACAAATACTTAATATCTGATATAATAAATACTTTCACAGTCATAATCATTCATATAAGAAAACGATGGCACATTTTGCACAACTAGACGAAAACAACGTTGTTACTCAAGTTATCGTTGTGAGTAACGAAGATACTTCGGACGTAAACGGGAACGAAGTAGAAGAAATCGGAGTTGCCTTCTGCAAGAAACTCTTAGGTGCTGATACCAACTGGAAGCAAACCTCATATAATAACAATATGAGAGTTCGTTATGCAGGTATCGGATATTCTTACAATGAAGCACTAGACGCTTTTGTACCTCCCAAGCCTTTTGAGTCTTGGGTTCTGAATGAAGAAACCGCCGATTGGCAATCACCAATTGGTCCTGCTCCTGCACTTACAGAAGAAGAAATTGCATCAATGTCATTCTATCGCTGGAATGAGGAAACAGGTGCTTGGGAACTCTTCACACCAGAACCACCATCAGGTGGAGAAGGGAACGATACTCTATCGCTTTGATTACTTGGAGGGGCAACCCTCCTTTTTTTATGATAAATAACTGAACAGGACATAATAAAAGTCAATGCCTTACATCGGCAATTACCACGTCACTGGTGATACTGCAAGTAACTTTAAAATACTCGATGATATCTCATCATATACCGCAACGATTGATGGATCATCTTCTAGTATCGTATCCACAGGAAGTGATACGATAAAGATTCTTGATCACCGTTTTGTAACTGGACAAAGAGTTACTTATACTAATGGTGGTGGGACTAGCATTGGTGGATTAACAAGTGGAAATGCTTATTATATTATTAAATATGATCGAGATAATATTAGTCTGGCAGACTCTGCATCAAATGCCACAAATAATATTGCAAGAAATCTAACATCAGTTGGCACTGGTTCTGCTCATACACTGAATGTTGCCTTTGATGGAGTCAATACATCATTCCGACCTACAAGAGACAATGGAACTCATTGTAGAATCACTGATGCCGCACAACTTCAAATTTCTATCAATGGAGTTATTCAGCAACCGAATAAACTATCTTCTTTAAGTTCTGGATTTGCGATTGATGCTGGTGGAAATATTAAGTTTTCGACTGCACCAACATCATCAGAAGTTTTTTGGGGATATGTAATTGCCGAATCACTGGCAACCTTTGATATTACTGATAACAAACTTGATAATTTCTCAGGTGATGGAGTCACAACTGACTTCACACTTTCACAGTCTGTTCCTAATAATGCTAGTGTTGTAGTTACCATTGATGGTGTCGTACAACATCCATCAGATAACAACGGAACTCGTGCTTATTCTGTTTATGATACTGTACTTGCATTTACTGCTGCTCCACCAGCAGGAACTCAAATTCAAGTTCGCCACATTGGATTTTCAAGTCCAGTCAATAGTGATGTAACTTCTTTCTATGGAAGAGTTGGACCTGTTACAATTGTTGATACTGATCCAGTTGTTGCAATTCAATCTGGTGGACTTGGAATTGGTACGGTAAGAACCATTAACTTTGTTGGATCTGGTAATAGCATTCGTCAGGTTGGTAATACTGTTGAGGTTACCATTTCTGGTTCTGGTGGTGGATCTGGTGTCATTTATAAGGAAACATTTAATGTTACTTCTAATAGAACCGTATTCAGCTTAACTAATTCTTATAATACTGGATATGTTGATGTATATCTTAATGGTGTTCGTTTATCTGCAACGGACTTTACTGAGACTGATAGTACTACAATCACTCTTGCAGAACCTGCGATTGCTGGTGATATTGTAGATGTCGTCATTAATAGTTCTGTTGTTCAGAATACCGTTCTTAACTCAACAGTTGATAACTTAACAGTTAATACCTCATTGACTGGGCAGATTGGTGGTGGTGAAGAGACAGTTGGTATTGGTAGTGGATCATTCTTGGGTGAAGTTATCAGTATGCCAACAGTTATAAGTGTAAGTGCAACTTCAACTGTTGCACCAAAGGCAGGACATAATATTACTTTTGTTAAGCATCAAGAAGTTAAGATTGAATCACCTTGTGATCTGATTCTTGATAGTGATGATTTTATAATTGACGTATATGATCTGAACATATAAATACAGTTAAATTGGTACTAGGATAATTTAATGTCTAGGCTTAGATCGGATAAACTAGTAAATAAAAATGCAACTGGCGCACCTGAATTAACTTATGGTGCAACAGTTCCTTCCACTGGTACGATCTCTGGTGCTGGTAGTATTAACCTCACTGGCATTGTAACCGCCACGACTTTTAGTGGAAATTTAACTGGAAACGCAACTGGATTAACTGGAACTCCCAATATTACTGTTGGATCTGTAACTGGAAGCAGTGCAACTTTCAGTGGTAATGTATCTGTTGGTGGAACTTTAACTTATGAAGATGTAACTAATATTGATTCTGTTGGATTAGTCACGGCAAGAACTGGTGTTAGAGTTACTGCTGGTGGTCTTGTTGTAACCTCTGGTGTTACTACTATTGGAACACTCGAAGGAAATTCTGGTCTTGTAAGTGTTGGATCGACAATCAGAACAAGAGGTTTTGTAGAGACTCAATCTTCTGCATCAGTTGCTTCTAATGTTTTAAGTCTTGACGCATCAAACGGAACAGTATTTACTCATACAACTTCTGCACAGATTGGTATTGTTTCATTCTCTGGTATCAGAACTGATACGGCAGGAACTCAAACATTCAGTGTTTTGGTTACACAGGGTGCATCACCAACTAATACAACTGGTGCAACTGGTATTGGAACGCAACTTGCAACTGTTGTGACAACTGGTGGGGTTGGATATAGCACTCATATTAAAGTTGGAGCTGGATCTTCAATTATTTTGACTGGAACCGCAGGAGCATTGGATTTATTAACATTCATTGTTTCTTATGATGGTAATGCTCCTTCAAATAGTGCATTTAGAGTAGTAGGATTTGCAGCAACTGATTTTAGAAACGCTATTGTTTGATAATTTATGGCACCTTTAACAAGCGGATCGAGTAAGGCAATATTTCAAGAAACTTCACAGCAACGTGTGGGAAGAGGTCGTTATGGTCGCGGTGGTACAAGAGCTACAGTTCCTGTTACTATAAAACTTTGGGGTGCTGGTGGAAATACTGGTCAATGGCAAGGTGGAAATACAGGAAAACCAGGAGGCGGCGGTGGATTTGCATCTGCTTCTTTTTTATTGGAACCAGGAACTACACTGAAACTAAGAGTAGGTGGTGCGGGAGTATCTGGATCTGGACGAACAGCAGGTTCGGGAGTTGGTGGATATAATGGTGGAGGTAATGCCAATATAAGCAATAACGGAACTGGTGGTGGTGGAGGTGGAATGACCTCTGTTTGTATCGGAACTCATTCGTTTTCTAATGCTTTGATTGTTGCTGGTGGAGGTGGTGGTGGAAACTATTACTATGGATCTGCAGGTGGTGGTGCCGGAGGAGGAACATCTGGCAGTCCTGGAGGAGAAACACCACTTTCTGGTGGGGGTGGAACTCAATCTGCTGGCGGAACAAACCCAACTACACCAGTTAATAATGGATCTGCATTTCAAGGTGGAAGTTGTGTAAGTATGTTTGATAATAGTTTTGACTGTGGTGCAGGTGGCGGTGGTGGTGGATATTATGGTGGAGCTGCTGGTTCTGGTTGTAATGCTGGCGATGCTGGCGGCGGATCTGGATATGTAGCTTTGAGTGGATCTATAAATGGTAAAGATGTTATAACACAGTCATCTACATTAACTGCTGGATCTGGTAGAGTGGTTGGGGGTAGTGGAGACTCTGATTATCCTGGTAGTAGCACTGGATATGGATCTTCTGGTGGATCTGATTTTACTGCATATAATGGAGCGGCAAAAATAACTGTCAATGGATCTTCAACATCTTATAGTTATTCTGGATCAGAAGTTACTATAACTATTCCATAAATATCTAAAAACTTCCAATGACATTCACAAAGATACTTGGACCTGGTATTGCAACGGACACCAATGTCCAGGTAGGTATCTTAACCGCCACAAAGTTTTACGGTGACGGTTCAGATTTAACAGGTGTTTCTGCTTCTGGTAGTGGTATTGGTACAGCCCTAAGTGAAGACCTGACCAGTCCTTTAAATAAAATTTACTATACAGATTCTGTTTTAAGTATTGCTAGTACTACTACTGTCAATGCTCCATCACCAATAAATGTTGCATATACACAATATGCAGAAATTGCCGTTGAAGAGGATATTGATTTTATTGTTGCGGATGGTGATGATTTCATTACCGATGTACTTGGTATTTCAATTGATGGTACAGATCCATTACAAAGTTTTGGTGGTAGAATAAGATCTGATAATTTTACAAATAGGGCAGGAACAGGTGCCCCCAACTTTCCACAAGGAATAAATGTAAGTGGTATTACAAGTATTGGTAATACCAAAACACTTGGATCTTCAAAGTTTTTACAGAGTGTAGTTGCAGTTGAAGATGTTGTTTATGTTGAGGAAGATACAACCCTCACCTCTCCTTATAATACTCCTTCAACTCTTCATACAAAAAATAAAATCGTTTCTGTGAATTCTACAAAAGTCCTTACGATCGGTAATGGTGAAGAGTTTATCATTGATATATTACAACTATAAATACAAATAAACTTGGTATCCGGATAAGTTAATGTCTACACTCAGAGCTGATAATATTAGTAATAGGACAGGCACTGGTGCTCCATCATTCCCTAATGGTGCCGTTGTAACTGGCGTGGTGACTGCTACAAGTTTTAGTGGTAATGTAACTGGTAATGTAACTGGAAACGCAACGGGTCTTTCTGGATCCCCAAACATTACGGTTGGTAATGCAACTGTAACTGGTGATTTAACAGTTCAAGGAACAACAACAACACTTGATACTGTAAATCTGATTGTAGAAGACAAAAATATTGGTATTGGAACTACATCATCCGCATCAAATACGAGTGCAGACGGCGGCGGTATCACAATCTTTGGTGGAGCAGGAGGAGATAAGACTTGGACTTGGGAAAGAGGTAGTAGTTCTTTTGTTTATTCTGATCCTAATAAGTTCAAGGGTGTTCTGGAAACAGTATCGGCAGCAACCACTTATATGAGTGGTAGCAATCTTGTTTTGGAAATGGATGTAAGAAACGCAACGACTTATACTTACACCATTCCAACTGGTGCAAACATTGGTATTGTGTCGTTCAAGAATATGCCCGCCTTTACTGGTAATGCAAACGGAACGACACTGACTTGCATCTTTACTCAGATGTCATCAACACCAGCAGGAACTGGAAACACAACTGGTACAACTGGTATCGGAACCAACTGTTTTGTGACTGGATATGAGAACGGGGCGGCAGTTGCTGGTATTTCAACCAGAGCATTGGTTGGTTCTGCAACAACAATTACTCTATCTTCAACTGCAAATGATAGAGACTTTGTTTCGTTCTTTGTGCATTATACTGGTGGTACGAATACAACCGCAACAAGTTACCAGGTTTATGCGACGAAGAACGGAGGATTTAGACAAGGTAACGTAGGAGTCTGATAGTATGGCACCGATTTTTACTGGGTCTAAACTAGGTTTTGGTAGAGTTGATGCTGCTGGTCCTTCTGGTCCTGGTGTTTTTTCTGCAACTGGTGGAACAACTATAACTCCTGGAAATGGATATAAGTATCACGTATTTACTGCTTCTGGTGATGCCTTTACAGTAACTGGTTTTCCCGTTAGCGTAGAACTTTTAGTCGTTGCTGGTGGTGCCGGAGGTGGCGGTAACTATGGTGGAGGTGGTGGTGCTGGTGGAGCAATATATTATGGTCCTCCTTCCAGTGTAACGGGACAAGTAAGTGGATCTTCTTATCCTATTCCTGTCGGAACACATCCAGTTACTATTGGTGGTGCTGGTGCCGGTGGACCAAGCAATAGCGGTACACCGGGTGCTGGAGTTGCGGGTGGTAATACAACACTAGGTTCTTTATTAACTGCTGTTGGTGGTGGACCTGGTGGTGGCAACAACTATGGTGGTGGTCCAGGAGGATCTGGCGGTGGTGGTTCTTATGTAGGAACTGGACCAACAACTGGTACAAATGGAACAACAAATCAAGGATATGGAGGTGGTCCAAGAAGAGTAGATAGTCCACCATCTAATGGAGGATCTGGTGGAGGTGGAGCAGGAGGAAGTGGAACTACCGCTCCATATACTGGATCGAGCGATTATGGTGGAGCAGGAGGAAATGGTGGCGCTTATCCTATTTTTGCGGCACCTTTTATATTACCAGCAATACCTGCACCTAATCAACCGGTGATTGGACCAACTGGACTGTACGCAGGCGGTGGTGGTGGTGGATCTGGTGGATATCAAAGTAATAGTTTTGGTGGACCTGGTGGACCTGGTGGTGGAGGACCTGGTGGATCTCAACAACCAGGATTCAACACAAGACCAGGAAATCCTGCTACTGGATATGGATCAGGTGGTGGTGGATCTTCTGGTGGCGCTGGAACTGGAAGTGGCGCTCCTGGAACTGATGGTATCGTGATCATTCGCTATCTAGTATAAAACGCACCAAACAACCAACTTCCTTGTGTAATAAATACTTTTAATATTGGATGATTCTATAATCTAATGTCAAGAATCAGAGCAGATAAGATAGTCAATCGTGCCGGTACGGGTGCTCCTGAATTCCCATATGGCATAGTTGTTAGTGGTGTTGTAAGTGCAACTACATTTGATCAGAATATAAGTGGCATTGTTAGTGCAACTGGTGGTTTTAATATCAATATTCAGTCCAGTGGAGTTTCAATCGCCAACACGATTAAGACATTAAATTTTACTGGAGCTCAAAATAGTTTTGCTTATAATTCTACAACTAAGGTAGTTGATGTTAATATTTCTGGTGTTTCTGCTACTGGTATTAATACTGGTGGATTCTGGTCTAATCCAAACACCATTAGTAATGCGGTTTCTTTAACTAATCCAAATCATAACTATGGTATGTTTGGACCAGTTCAATTAAATGCCACTGTTACTGTTGGTGCTGGCAACACCTTTACTATTGTTTAGAGGAGGTGAATTAAATGTCAACTTTAAGGGTTAATAAACTTGTAAATCAAAATGATAATGGAAGAGTTTCATTCAGTCGTGGAGTGACTGTTGGTGCTGGTCAGACAATATTTGGTACATATTCTATAAATTCTACGGGTATAATGACTTCTCCATCATTATCTGTTGGTAGCACAATGGTTTGTTCTGGTGTAATTACTGCTACATCTTTCTTGGGTGACGGGACAGGACTAACAAACGTTCCTGGATTTTCAAAGGGTAAAGGTATTACTTTCGCAATTTTAGGTTAAAACTATGTCAGTAGATTCTAAAATTAAAGTCGATTCAATTGAAGCATATGACCCTCCTGGTCCTGTGAATCTTCCATATGGTGCTATCCTTCCAGCAGGATCTACGTTTGAACTTGGAGGAAATCACAATATCACTGGAATTGTAACCACAGGTTCTTGCACAGCAACTAATGTCAATGTAAATGGCACTCTAGTTGGAACTTTTGTTGGGGATTCTTCAACTATTACAGGACTTCCTGTTATAAATGAAGGTAAAGCAGTCACGTTCTCTATGATTCTAATTTAAGATATGTCTAAAATTAAAGTAAACTACGTTGTCAATAAAAATGAAGACGGACCAGTCGAATTTACGAAAGGTGTAACAATTCCTGCTGGTGTGGGATTAGATATTCAAGGAAACATCAACATCACTGGCGTTGCAACTTTTGGGCAATATAATGTTACTAATATGAATGTTGCTGGAACTATAACTGCCAATAAATTTGTTGGAAACGGATCTGCTCTATCAAATCTTCCTACGATGACTAATGGCAAGATGTTTGCATATAAAAGAATACTCGGATATGATGAATTTAGAGCATAGTACTCAGTATAAATAAATCAAAGAGAAATACTTACAATAAACTATGGCTGCTCCTAATATTGTTGGCGTAACTACTGTCACCGGTGAAACTACATATGTAAGTTGTACTGGATCGGATCAAGTTCTGGTAGATAATCCAGCTGATAGTAACTACGTTTATAGAATTAATTCAATTATTGTAGCAAATGATGACGGCACTAGTGCTGGTGATATTACAGTTACAATTAATAGTGCTGCAAATGGTGGAGGAACTCCATATCACCTTGCAAAAACTGTGGCAGTAGCGGCAGATTCTACTTTAGTTGTTCTGGATAGAGCATCTTCAATTTATCTGTTGGAAAACAAATCAATCGTTGTAAATGGAACTAACAATCGTCTTGATGTTGTTTGTTCATACGAAAAAATAATTGACTGATATAACTGATATAAATCAAAAAGGGATAGAGAAAAATGACTATTAATAGTTTTAATAGAGGAAATTCTCTTTCAAGGATTGGTAGAAATGTCACTGTTGCATCAATTAGAACTGCATCTTCCAGTGGTGGGACTAAAACAATAAGTGGTTCGCACGCAATACATACTTTTACTGGATCAGGTACATTATCTGTAACTTATGCTGCAGGAGAGGTAATTTATGCCCCTTCTAGAAACAAAGAATTAAAAACTACAACTTCAACATCACTTTCAATAGAATACCTCATAGTTGGTGGTGGAGCTGGTGGGCAAAGTGGACATGAAAGCGGTGGCGCTGGTGGACAAGTTGTACCAGGAACATTTACAACATCTTCAACATCGTTACCAGTGTCTGTTGGTGGGGGCGGTGCTGCTAGTTCACCTGGTCCAAATGGTTCTGGTAATAATGGAAGCCCTTCATCTTTTGGTCCTGTAACCACACCATCTGCACCTTCTGGTGGCGTGGGACCAACTGGATCTCCTTCTGGTTCACAAGGAGTCGGAGCTCCTGGTAATGGTGGAAGTAGACCTGGTGGTAATGGAGTTCAAAACTCATTGAGTGGAACCAATCTATATTATGGTGGAGGCGGCGGCGGCGCTGGTGGTGTTAGTTACGAAACCTCTCAAGGTGGTAATGGTGGATATGGTGGAGGAGGAGCAGGTGGAACTGCATCTGGTGGATCTGGTGGTCGTCCAGGAAACCAAGATGGAACTTATGGATCTCCTACTCCCTCTGGAGGATCTGCTGCTGCAGCAAATACTGGCGGTGGAGGAGGTTCTGGTGGAATTTCATGGTGTGGAACGGTATATTGTGGAGGAAATCAAGGGGGATCTGGAATAATCATTGCAAAATTTCTTCAGGAATGATATAATAAAAAAGGCATAGATGTACATAACTATACATAAAGTAAACATTTACAAAACTATATGAATTTCACAGTTTATTCGAAACCAGGTTGCCCTTATTGTGACAAAGTTAAAAATGTGTTAGAGTTGACAAAACTCCAACACGTCGTGTATACTTTGGATAAGGACTTTACCAGAGAAGGATTTTACGCAGAATTTGGTGAAGGATCTACATTCCCGCAAGTAATTTGTGATACTAAAAAATTAGGAGGATGCGTTGACACAATCAAATTCCTCAAAGAGAATCAAATCGTCTGATGAGACCCTAAATAAAAAGGAAGACCACTTCAATCGTGGTGTTGAACTCATACTTAATGGAGGCAAAAAGAAGCAAACACACCCATTCCATATCATTTTTGAAAAGATGGTTTGCTTCTTAAATCGGGAAGTAACTATCTATTTTGAATTTTCCTTTCATTCAAGGAAGAAGAAAGTAGTTTCCCGGAGAAAAAGAAATGTTAGCAGTTAGTCTAGTATTTGGTTCATTCCTAACGGTTTTGTTTCTTATAGTGGGACTTGTAACAGGTTGGGTAGCACGAGAATATATGA